CAAGCGAGGCGGCAGGCTGGGGATCGGGGCCGGGCAGGGAGAGAAGCATGGGATACTTACCTAGCCCAACCAGTAGGCTCCCATCCTGGTACCGCTACAGCCACGAGAGCCCCGGGTACCGCTACCGCCATGGGGTAGGCAGCCCGGCCAGCCAGCAGCCAGCAGGGGCAGGGGGGGGGCCTATTACCACCCAAGGGGGGGGGATGGAAAGCCCGGTGCATGCACTGCCACCGACAAGAGGAACCTGTACCTGTTCCTACTAAAGAGCAAGGACCGTGCCAGGCCTCGGAGAGAGAGGGAAGGGGGGGCCCCCCAACTGAACCGGCCAGCTCTGGGGGGCCCCAATATTGTCCCCCCCCTGTCCCATACTTCCCAAACTCTCCAAATACCCCAAGTCTTCTGACGCCCCTGTCACCCTCTACCTACTACTAGGGAATCACTTCCCCATCTGCCCACCCCCAAGTTCGAAATAGGGGTCCCTGGCCCAAAAAACCCAGCCCCCTACGGCCCATTTGGCCTCAATCTGCTACTGTGGGGGCTCCACCCCTCTAGGGCCATGCACCGACAGGTGCGTGGGCATGTGCAACAGGGACATGGCATGGCGAGCGATCCACCGCTGAACGAGAACCAACTCAAAGCTATCGACCTGTTGGCGGACGGCGCGGCGAAGTCGCAGGTTGCCCGGCTCCTCAAAGTCCACAAGACCACGGTGAGTGGGTGGCACAAGCGCAAGAAGTTCACCACGGAGCTTGAGAAGAGGCGCAGCCGGCAGGAAAATGCCCTCCAGGTAGCCATCAACTCCAAGGCGCTGGTGGCTGTGGAGGTATTGTCGGACGTAATGAACAACCCCGAGGCTAAGGACACGGATCGCATTCGTGCTGCTGGCATGCTGTTGGATAAAGCCAGGCCAATGATGATGGAGGGGGTCAAGACCAAGGAGGTTGTGGAGTTGGCCTGCTGGGTGAGTGGTACTGACGGGGATGGGAGTCGAGACGCCCCTGAGTTTGTGGATGCGGACCTCAAAGAGCAGCCAAAGGTGGAGAACCGGTCCAAACACCGCCATCGGGGGGAGATGTGGGTAGATGGGAGGCTGGACGCGACTCCTCCTACACAGAGGGAGCCTCATGGGGACGAACACCTTGAAGAAGAGGTCGCATGAACGAGATTGCTCGATATCTGGAGTGGGCTACTACGCCGCTAATCAAGGCATGGGGAAAACCCGGTCCCCGTTACTGGACTGAAGCCATTGGGTGGGCATCCCTGGTTGAGACCATGAAGTCTGGTGGAGAGAAGGGATTGACGAAAGAGTTTATCTCCTGGCGAAAGCAACATGAGTGAGATGAGCCCACAGCAGTTGCTGGCCGGGAAGATCATTGAGGACCCCGGTGCGTTTATTGGCCGTTTGACGGTGATGAACAAGGAGAAGCAGAGGTTGACCCGCCTCCGGCTGATGGATGCCCAGCAAGAGCTATTGGATGTCCTCAAAGAGCATGACCGGGTGATTGTGTTGAAGGCCAGGCAGTTGGGTATCTCTACCCTGTGTCGTGCTTGGCACTTCTGGCAGGCATTCAGGGCCCAGGACCCCAGGACGTATGCGGTGGTGAGTCACACCAAGGCATCTGCGGAGGATCTCCACAGGATGGAAAAGACGTTCTACCAGAACCTGCCTGTTCAGCTTCGTAGGCCCTTGCAGAAGGCATCTGCCAAGACCCTGAAGTTCAAGGACACGGGCGCGAACGTTCGGGTGTTTACTGCTGGGGGGAAGGGAGGTACACGGTCTTTCTCTATGAGCAGTGCCCACCTATCGGAGTTTGCTTTCTACGATGACCAGCGGGAGGTGCTGGCTACGGTATCGGCCTCGGTTGGGAAGGGACAGTTGATCATTGAGAGCACCCCCAATGTTTATGGGGACTACTTCCACGAGTTGGTGGAGGGGGCCCAAAAGGGCACGAACGATTGGAAGCTGTTGTTCTTTCCCTGGTTTGTTCACGACCCATACGTTGTGATGCCTCCTGCGACCATGAAGTACACGCGGGATGAGAACAAGCTGAAGGAGACGTTCAATCTCAACAAGAACCAACTTGCCTGGCGTCGGCGGCAGATACGCACCCTGGGGATTGACAAGTTCCAGCGGGAGTACCCTGCCACGGTGGAGGAGTGCTTCCAGGCGGCGGTGCCGTTCTTTTTCAACCACGAGACGTTGGACGAGATTGAGCGTGTGAACCTGGGGTCACATGAGCATCGGGTGTATGCGGACCCTGTGGTTGGGGACAAGTACGTGGTGGGTGTAGACGTGAGTGCTGGCATTGGCGAACACTTCAGTGCCATCACGGTGGTGTCTTACTCTACGAGGCAGTTGTGCTACCACTACATCACGAACGTCCAGACGCCGGCCAAGTTCGCGGAGACCTTGCTTGGGGTGATGAAGAGGTACAACAACGCCCGGACCATTGTGGAGGCGAACAACCACGGGCACTTGGTGCTCCATAGGTTGCGGGAGTTCAGGGCCAAGAATCTATACACCCGGGAGGGCAAGGACTTCTTCACCACCAACAAGACAAGGCCCCTGCTTTGGAGTGCTTTGAGGGAGGTCCTGGAGGACGGGATTATCGAGTATTGCGACACGCATGTGTTGGATGAGTTGAAGGCGATCATCTACAAGAGAGGAAAGCCACAGGCTCCAAAGCGTGGTTCGGATGACGTGACCATGAGTATGGCCCTCTGCTACTATGTGCTGGGTGGAGAGCCTTTGCAGGTTACTCACTCGGTGAGGAGTGCCCTTGTGGAGGAACACATCCGACGCATGAGGGCCAAGAACGCACGCAGGGGGCTACCCTGGAACGTGACCGGCGGAAACGCCCAAGGCGGGTACTGATGGAGATTGCAGACGTAAAGCATCTCTTGGACGAGCACGAGCGGTATTGGGAAGGTGAGCGCCAAGACCTGGTTCGGTACAAGGCTGCCTATGAGATGAACTTCTGGGACGGCGCGAAGCAGGATCCAACCCAGATGAAGATCCAGACGAACGATGGGTACGGGTACATTGAGTCCTTCCAGGCGTCCCTGTTCGCCAAGAACCCTGCGGTAGTGGTCAAGAGCGGCATCCGGGGCAAGGGATCTGCGGACAAGGCCCAAGCCATCTGCAACCATTTCCTCCTCAAAAGCAGACAGCAGATTGAAGCGGCCTCTCGCATGGCCCTCATCTACCCCTGCTCGTTCATCAAGTTGGTGCCGAACAAGTCTGATGACATTTACGACAAGGTGATTCCTGTGGCCCTGCCTCCCTGGGAGGTGATTGTGGACATGGACGCCAGCCGATGGTCTCTCCAGCGGTACCTGGGCCACGTCTACTGGATGCCCGTACCAGACGCCAAGGAGAAGTTCGGGGACCTGGATTTCGCCCCGGAGGACAAGAAGGGGTTCTTCGAGGGGAATGTGCAGGGCCAGAACTATGCGGAGGGGACGGCTGACTTCCAGGAAGAGGCCATCTCGGACATGTTCCGGTACATCAAGGTCATTGAGATGTACGACATGCTGACTGGCGTGATGTGCTGGTGGTCTCCCTCTTTGCCTGACAAGTGGCTTGAGAAGGTAGAGGTTCCGTTTCGGGACTTTGCTGGCGACCCCGTGACGCCCATTGTGCCGTTCTACTACAACAGCCTGCCTGATACGCCCCTGGTGGGGTACTCGTCCATGAAGAGGATCTACGACCAACTCTTTGAGATGAACGTGATTCGCTCCTTCCAGGCAAATGCGGTTCGCAAAGCGAGTAGGCAGTGGTTGGTGAAGAAGGGCGAGATTGACGCCGAGGCTATGGGGCAGATCACATCTGGGATTGATGGTCTCTTTGTCGAGGTGGATTCCGACGAGAGCCTGGACGGGCTCATTCGGCCCGTACCTCACACGCAGCTACCCTTGGAGGTCTCCCGCTACATGCAGGATGTCATCAAGGACAAGGACAAGGGGTCTGTGACGGCTCCGTTCATGCGTGGTGAGGCCACCCGGGCGACTGCTACAGAGATTGCAGCCCTTGCTGCCTACTCATCTTCCGAGGTGGGACGCCTTGCGAGAGAACGAGATGGCGTGATTGAGGGCCTGGCAAAGGCATATCTCTCCATCCTGGCGCTGTTCGTGTCCGAGGAGGACGGTGCGTCCCTCGTGGTGCTGGACGGTCAAAGCCGGGTGGTGGGTCAAGACGATGTTCTTGGGGACTTCCAGGTGTGGGCTTCTGACACGGCTTCAACGCCTATGTCGGAAGCGGTGCATCAACAGCGCCTCCTGGCGAATGTTCCTGTCCTTCAATCGCTGGGCGTGCCCCCGCACCTGATTCTCCGTGAGATGGTTCGCACCTTGAATCTCCCCGAGGACTTCTTGATGGAAGCCGAACAGGCCATGCAGGCACAGGCAAAGGCACAGGCATCGCAGCAGGCAGGCGGGCTCCCAGGCCAGTCATCCCAGAAGAAGCCCAGACCCACCACTGAAGAGATTGCTGCCAACCCTTCACCAGGAGCTTTCAAGACCCTGTTGAAGGCTGAAGCAGCGGAGGCTTAGTGCCCCTGTTTGACTACGAGTGTGGGGACCGCCACCTGTTTGAGGAGTTCTTCAAGGCAGGATCCGAGATTCCTTTGACATTGCCCTGCACTGTTTGTAGGCAACCCGCTATAAAGCAGCTTTCCTCGCCTGCGTTCACACCTGGACGGTGGGGGGACCAGATGGGCAAGCACGGGGTCAATGGCTGCTATGACAAAGGACTTGGGGCGACCTACCACACCTCCATGGAGCGAGAGCGAATCATGGACCGCAAAGGGCTGGTTGACGCTGGTTCCTTCGATAAGCACTTCCACGAAGACAAAATCGAACGAGCCACCAACCACATCAACGAGCATCGAGCAGATGTCCGTTCCTTCAATGAGACTCTACGTCAAACGCAGGGAGATAAGGGCCAGGCGATTGCGGAAACTTTCTCTGTGAAGCGCATGAAAGAGAAGGGTTACTTGAGCGACGAGGTAAAGGGCTGATGGCTGATGTTGTCAAGAAGCTGACCCCTGCGGAGAAGAGGTGGTTTGCCTCGATGATTGGGGCGGATCTGGATGATCTGGCAGAAGCCGGAATCAGGATCGCTAAAGATGGCATTTACATTGATGATCTCGACAAGGCCAATGAGCACTTTGAGTGGATCGTAGCGATTCAGCAGCGATACGGAACCCCATCGGACGGCATTCGACCTCCCCCATCAATCTATAGCGGAGCGTTTCTGGACAAGGCAGAGACCGCCACGAAGCCGGGGCAGATCAGGGCCGCCGCTGAACATGCTCGACGGCAGGCTGCCAGCGATGCCGGGTTGCGGGAAAGGCTATATGGCAAGACAGTACCCGGCGAGATGATGGGTGATGCATGGACCCGCGCTGAAGAAGAAACGCGACGAGGCTCCCGCTGGCTGGATACCGCAACAGAAACGTATGAGGAGGGGATGAAGTCCGCAGGACACTACGGAGACGCGGGCCTTAGAGATGCCGAGGATTTTCGGGCCAAGTATTTCAAACTTCAAGACGCTACAAGGAGGGGGGCACCTCATGGGGAGTTGGCTGATTTATATTGGGAGTTCGATGCGGAAAGGGAGAAACTTGATAAACACGTTCGTCGTCTCTATGAAAGGTTTGTCTACGCCAACCCTGTTGAAGAGATCAGGGGAGTAGAATATGAACTTGACGAGAGAATCTCGAAGGCAAATATAGAGGAACACTTTATTAGGGGCACCCCAGAGGCTGGCCCACACCTTGAGTCAGGTGGTAGCAGGCCCGATCTTTCCGGGGCGGATAGGGACGCCCTTTTAGAGGAGATATCCCAGGAGAGGGGCCGTTCGGAAGGCTTGCGAACAAAGGTTTCGGACGCTCGTAGCATTATCGAAAACCCAGCCTCAAGCGCCCATGCTCGACGGGTGGCTGCCAGCGATGCCAAAGAGATGGTGGATAAGGCGTTTCGGAAGGTCGTCACTAAAGTGGGCAAGGGAGCAGTCCATGCGATTCCGATTGCTGGTCTCATAGCGGATTTCGCTGATATCCCCGAGGCGCAAGCCGGGACGATTGGTTCGGAGTTTGAGAGTGCCCCCGAGGCAAGAGCCAGGCAACAGCGGGACATTGAATCTGAACAGTTCCTGGCCGATGAGCCCCCGTCTGGTATGGCCCGGTTCGCTGGCCCAGAGGGGGGGGAGCGTTATGCTGCCGAGAGGTTTGGAACACCAAACGACCAGGAGCCTATAGATATGGCCCTACAACCAACACCCGAAGACATCACTGGCGGGGAAGTTCACATTGAAGAGGAGGACGCTCTCTTGGAAAAAGCTACCCAAGCGGATGACGCTATGGACGAGGCACTACTGGTTGCGGCCCCGGCAGGTGAGTTCAGTGCCCCGGCACTCAATGCGCTTGTGGAAGCCCTCAACGAGGTGCTGCCGGTCATGGGACTTGAAGATCCCTACCCCACGTTCGAGGAAGATATTGAGGGCACCGTTCCAGTTGAGTTCGTCAAGTACCTCACAATGGTCTCCGCTGCCGCAACAGACGCAGGGCTGGACCGCTTTGCTATCAAGCTTGAAGACATTGGAAACGACACTGACCTGATGAAAGCCGCAGGACAGTTGGACGTTCTCTCGAAGAATGACTCGTTTCGCTCTTTCATGGCCACCACCGGGCGGGAGGAAGCAGCCGCAGAGTCGGACTCCACCCCCGTGGACTTTGTGCCAACCCCCGCTCCCCCCACCGAGGATGTGGAGTCTGTGCTCGAAAGACGCGCCTGACCCACACCTCATTCACTCTCATAAGCGAGAACACGAATGGTTGACCAGATTGTTGTAGATGCCCCCGCAATACCGGACACTCCCGTAGCGGCAGAGGCAGCCACCGAGGCACCCGAACAAAGCACCATGGACAATGGACAGGGAGAGGCCCTGGACGATGCCATCGTTGCTTCTGAAGAGGAACGTGGTCCCATTGCAGAGGTCGAGGCCAGCATCGAGGATGTTGCGAACCTGGAGACTGATGACGAGATTCTAAACTCGGACGAGAACTACACCGGCATTGACTACAACCAAGTGTTGTCGGAGCTGCCCGAGGATGCGCGGAAACTGGTGGCCAACCTGCGCCGGTCGTTCACCAAGAAGTCCCAGGAGGTCTCCAGCAAGCGGAAGAACCTGGACGTACAACTGAAAGCCATTGAGGCTGAGCGTGCTGCCATCATTGAGTCAGATTTCTACACTGACCTGAAGGAGACGGCAGACCCAGCAGAGGAGACCCCGTTCGACCCCTACGATGCCAAGAGCATGGAGAAGAGGATCGAGCAGGAAGTGGCCATGCGTCTCAAGCAGATGCTTCAGCCCATGCGGGAGCAGCACATCGTTCAGCAGCGCAAGGCGAACCTCGCCATGTTCCGAACCGAACACCCTGACCTGGAGGACCACAAGTACGATGTGGCTGATGTTCTCAAGGCCAATGACCACATGACCCTGGAGCAGGCCTACTGGCAGGTGAAGGGCCGAAAGGCGCATGTCTCCAACAAGCAGGCGCAGCAGGAACTGAAGGCCTATCGCCAGGCAGCCAAGGATGCTGGATTGAAGGTGGGTGGTGCCAATCGCGGAAAGACCAAGACCATTCCCAAGTACGTTGCAGACCAGGGAGCGGTGGCCATTTACCAGTGGTTGGAGGCAAACCCGCAAGTAAAGGTTTGACCTGAAAAGGCAACATCGCTATGCTTCGTGTGGACGATGCCCCCTGTGTGGCCAAGCAAGTCCAGGCCCCGGCCAGCCCGGATACGCCCTAAGTTGCTGAAATAACTACTACACACAGGAGCCTATAATGGCCGTTCAGAACGACATTCTCTCCTCAACCGCGAGAGCGCGTGCGAAGGTGGCGGTTGACAACCTCTTCCAAAGCACTCCTCTCCTCCAGCACATCAAGGCTGCTGGTGGTGTTGAGATCATCAACGGTGGACAGCGGATTACCCGCGCCGCCATCCTCGCAGAGCATAGCAATATCACCCAGCTTGCAACCGGCTACGAGCCCGTGGCCACCAACGTGGCTGACGTTCTCCGTTCCCCCGAGTTTGAGTGGTGTGACTTCGCCGCGCCCATCGTCATCACGAAGAAGGAAGAGTTGTCCAACAAGGGCGACAACTCCATCATCAGCATTGCCGACGCACGGATGAAGTCCGTCATGGGCATGTTGAAGCGTGAGTGGGAGTTGCAGACCATCCGAGGCACCTCAACCATCCTGACCGAACTTCAGTCCCTGAACGGGATTGACACGGCGCAGGGTTGGTTGGAAGAACTTCCATTTGGGGCCCCGCTTACCCCGCAGACCAACACGGTCGGAGGACTGAGCAAGAACACGTTCTTGGCCTCGAACTGGAACAACCAGGTGGGTGTTGTCACTCCGAACTTTGCGGGAAACGGTCTGGACGAAATGGCGGACCTGATGATTCAGTCCAGCATCTACGCCCACGAGGGCGGTGTTGACCTGATTCTGGCGAGCCCGAACTCCTACCGGAACTACAAGAACCAACTTCAAGGCCAAGAACGCTACATGCCCAAGGAAACCGTCCTCGACGGTGGCCGTCTGGCATTGGCCTACAACGGTGCCTTGATGTACGTGGACGTGAACCTTGGCAACGCAGTAGGTGCCAACACCCCGTCGATGTACTTCTTGAACACCAAGAGCATGAAGGTGGTCTTTGACTCCGAGGCAAACTTTGCCGTCGGTGACTTTGAGCACAAGAGTGGCTACGCAGCCCGCGAAGCACACATCTACGTTCGTTCCCAGCTTGTGGCTGACCATCTGGCCAGCCTCGGCGTTCTCACCAATGCGGAGGTCTGATCATGTCCACACTTTCTCATGCACTGTCACCCCTTGAAGTAGCAAAAGTTACTGGACAGCACTCGGAGATTGTCTCCTTTGCTTGTGCAGAAGCTGTTCTTGCTGGTGAGTGGGTTGACTTGGATGCCGGCCAAACCGGAGAGGCTCGCACGACAACGGTTGTTCAGGGCAACGGCACCGGTCTTTGCATCGGTGTTGCTTTGGAGACCGTCTCGGCGGCGACAGTTGCTGATGGTGGTGCCCGGGTGCGCGTATGCGTGTCTGGATACTGCGAGGCTGCTCGTACCAATGGCACTGTTGCGGCTGCTGGGGATACGCTTATTCCCGTCGCTGCTGGAGAAGTCGCCAAGGGTGCTGACAGCAACGTGGTGACCCCCGTGGGTATGGCACTTGCTGTGGATACTGGTGGCGCGGCAGCCGAAGTGGCTCCTGTGTACATTTTCCGCAAGTACTAGAATCAGCCCGTCAACTTTGGGGCGGGCACTCCGTTTGGGGTGTCCGCCCTTCTTTCATAGGCAGCGCGATGAATCTGGGTGACTTGAGGGCAATGGTCGGGTCGATTGTGGACTACGACCCAGACGTGACCACCTACCAGGACGAGGTCACGGAGATTCTCAACCAGTTGTACCTGGACTTCTTCAGTGACAAGCGTTGGCAGTTCGCCCAGAAGACCTCCAAGCTCCTGGCAAGGCCTGACAGTACGGCTACGGATGCTGCCTATGATGGTTCTGCAGCCGGTGCCGATACTGGCATTACCACTACCGCCCCGTTCTTTGATGCCTGGATGGAAAACCAGGTATTGGACATCTCCGGTGGCATCACCGTTGGCGCAAACACCAGGGTCAACAAAGAGGTCCGCATTGTACGGGTCCTAAACGCCACCTCTGCCCACGTAGAGGGGGGGTCGTTTGAGACAGGCGCACCGCCCGACCGAGCTACGGCGGTCACCATCGTGGCCAAGAACCGCTACCTGGATCTGCCCACAGACTGCGTGGGTCTCATCTCTGTGGGTGTACGAGACATCAAGGAAGACACCCTTCCCCACAGCAATGTCTCCCGGTATCTGGATGAGATTTACGACCTGGACTTGAACCAGACCGGCAGGCCCACCGATTGGGTTCTGCACGATGACAGCACCATTGTTCCCCCGAGAACCGCCCTGGTGCTGGTTAATGGGGGTGCCGTGGTGCTTGGTACTCCTGTGGCTGGCATTTATCAGGCGCGGTACACATATGTTCACAACGGACGAGAGAGTGGCCCATCTCCTGTTTCCAATGAGCTTACGTTTGCAGTCAATGACCGTATTGATGTGACTGCCATGCTGAACTCTGGAGCCAACTCTGGTTTGCTCAAGCGTATCTACATCAAGAGCCCGGAATCCAAAGCGTTTTACGCTATGACGGTTGCGGATGTGGCGGAAACCACCACGGCGATTAACGGCGTGGGTCTGGCTGCTGACTACGTGACCAACAGTCCCCGCCTTCCCGAGCATGACGGGTACATCCACCGGATCCGCCTGTGGCCCAGACAGGACTCCGAGTTGGACATGCAGATTCGGATGCTGTTCCGGCCCAAGGAACTCATTGATGACGCGGATACCCCCGAGTTCCCCAGCGCCCATCACCGGTACCTGGTTTATCGGGCTTGTGAGGAGTTGTTCGTCAAGCACAACAACCTTGCACACTCTGAGATGTACCGGCGCAAGGCAGACAAGGAACTTCTGAAGCTGGGCAACAGGCACCTGTCGGAAGGGGCTACCCATTGGGTGAAGCAGTCCTACCAAAGCACGCAGAGGTTCTTTGCCCCGACACCCACCCTGACCACCAGCGGGTGATTCCGTGAAATCCGCCAAGAAGGTTGAGCATGTTCTACTAACGGGGATCAACGAGCAGATCCCCCAGGGAGGCGGGACTGCTACGAACATCTCCAACTTCACGGTGGATCCCAAGACGGGTGGGTGGGACTCTCGCATTGGATATGAGAAGTTCCAGACAGCTGATGCGCTCTATGGGCCGTTTGACCCAGACGGCGAGACCTTCTCCAACTACGTGTGGTCTACCCAGCACGGCGCGGTTCAGCACTACATGTACGAGCGGGTCAAGGTAGTAGGTGGTGTCGATAGTGGGCTCAATCAACTATGCAGCGTATTCGGAAACCCAGCGGTCCAGACCAACTCTAGAATCTGGGTAGACAGTCTTGTTCGTCGCGGTACGGACGATGCTGGTCTTCAATACGTTCCATATGGCCGCTTCCTGGTCATCCTGAACGGCCACAACCGCCCCGTGAGGCTTGACCCACGTACCGGGTATGCACATCCCTTGGGTTGGATTCATCGCCCAGCACCGCCCACGCCCTGGGGGGTAGACGAGGACGATACGAGGACCAGCACGTTCCAGGGTGCCCCAATCATCAACTATCCTAGTGTCATCGGTGGCGGTGGAAAGGACGAGTTGCTTCAAGACGTAGAGGGACTTGGGTACGCCGAGGATACTCGCGCCAATGCTTTTCGCTGGCGCGTGTCCTTCATCAGCGATTCCGGTTCCGAAAGCCCCATGTCCGAGGCAACCGAAGCCCTGACATGGACAACCTCTCCAAGTGATGATGTCGCGCTTATAGATTGGCGAGTAGTTTCTGGAACTCACCCGGGGGACTTTACTACCAAGAGGCACGCTGTGTACCTTGGGGATCTGCCAAGAGGACCGGAAGGAA